AAAAAGAAAGAGAAGTTAAAAGTAGTTAAACCTGGTGATGAAGCACTAGGCGGAATACCAACTCCTGTTATCAAATTAGATGATGTTGAGTTGACTAATATGTCTACAGGTAAGTATAAAGTTTTTACTAATTGTGCTCACGAGGTAGATTTGAAAGGAAAATATCTTGCAATAAATGTAGACCATATAGTGTCAATTTTTCCTATGGGTGATAAGACTTCTCTTTTCAGTACCACAGGAAATTCATGGACTGTAGCTGAAGATTTTGCAACAGTCATAAAAAGATTGAATATCAATAATGGATAATTACATCCGCATCTATGATAAGGTGTTAGATGAGGATTCTTGTGAGTTTCTTATTGACAAGTTTGAGAAGTTTGAGGACCGACAGGAAAAGGTTTTGATGGAACAGAATGATTTGGTAGTATCATTCAATCAGATAAACATTTATAACCATGATGAATGGATAGGCACAAGAGAAAAGTTGATAGAGGCTATGCTGCATTATGTTAGTATCTATAAAAAAGATTGTAACATAACTGAAATAATGTGGCCCATAACAACAAAAGATTATGGCTTTGAGGCTATCAGAATAAAACGATATCTGCCTAATGGCTTTGATAGATTTGATGACCATGTGGATTCATCTAAAGGTTGTGAAAAAAGATTCCTCAATTTTCTTATCTATCTAAATGATGTTGAAGAAGGTGGTGAAACAGAATTCCCACAGTTGTATAAACCAGGAACTTATATACCTTTATCGGTGAAACCAAAAGCAGGAACGATGGTAGTATTTCCACCTATGTGGCCATGGCTACACGCCGGTAGAAAGCCGGTATCTGGTCCGAAATATTTTGCTCATTCGTATTTACATTATGTATAGATTTGATTGGATAGAAAACAAAGAAACAAAAGAAAGTGCCTTAATAATACAAGAAGGTCCTTATGAGAATGTTATTTTTATTTTTAAGGATGGCAGAATAATATTAAAGGATGAAAATGGAGAACCTTTAGATTTGGAAAGTGTAGAGGAAATCCCTATTGACTTTAAGTATGAAGTGTTGTATAATCCTAATGAAGTAGATGTTTTGACAAGCGATTTTAAGAATGCTTTAGGTGATATCTTTATGACGGTGTTACAAGAAAGCGTGCAGAATGAAAATTATAATTTGGTGAATGATGAGAATAGAAACGACAATACTGAGCAACCTGATTCATAATGAGGATTATACTAGAAAGGCAATCCCATTTATCAAGGAAGAATATTTCCAAGATCAGGTAGAGAAGGTCATATATAAAACTATCTGGGATTATGTAGATAGATATAAAAATAATCCAGATGTTGAAGCATTATTGATTGAGATTGGTAAGGCAACATATACAGATGACCAATATAAATCTGCTACTGATTATCTTTCTGAAAAAATAACTGAATCAAAAGTAGAGCTGCAATGGCTCTTGGATGAAACAGAGCAGTGGTGTAAAGACAAAGCCATTTATCAAGCCATACTCAATGGCATCCAAATCATAGATGGAAAAGATAAGGACAAAACTCCTGAGGCTATTCCAACTATTCTTACAGAAGCTCTTTCAGTGTCCTTTGATACACACATCGGACATGATTATCTCGAGCAGTCAATAGACCGATATGAGTTTTATCACACAGTAGAAGATAAGATTCCATTTGATTTGGATTATTTCAATCGTATTACTAAAGGCGGACTTCCAAAGAAAACTCTAAATGTATGTCTTGCCGGCACAGGTGTTGGTAAGTCATTATTCATGTGCCATTCAGCATCAGCTACTCTAATGCAAGGCAAGAATGTATTGTATATTACAATGGAGATGGCAGAAGAAAAGATTGCAGAGAGAATAGATGCCAATCTGATGAATATCTCAATGGAAGATTTGCATGACCTTCCACGACATATGTATGAAGATAGGTTTGGTAAAGTCCAAAAGAAAACTCACGGCAGATTGATAGTCAAAGAATATCCAACAGCGTCTGCTCATTGTGGTCATTTTAGGTCGTTATTGAATGAGTTGGCATTGAAAAAGGATTTCAAGCCAGATATCATCTATGTGGATTATCTGAATATCTGTGCATCGAGTAGGTTTAGAGCCAGTGCTGCTGTGAATTCTTACACATACATCAAAGCCATCGCAGAAGAATTGAGAGGGCTTGCTGTAGAATGTAATCTGCCCATTGTATCAGCAACACAGACAACAAGGACAGGATTTGTGTCAACTGATATTGGTTTGGAAGATACATCAGAATCCTTTGGTCTACCAGCCACAGCAGACTTGATGTTTGCATTGATATCTACCGATGAGTTGGAAGAGTTGAACCAGATGCTGGTAAAACAACTAAAGAATAGATACAATGATCCAACATTGAATAAGAAGTTTATTGTTGGTGTTGATAGAGGCAAGATGAAGCTGTATGATGTAGCACAAACAGCTCAAACAGATTTGGTAGATACAGGCCAAGAGGAAGAAATTGTTGACCGTTTTGCAGACTTCAAAGTTTAGAATAGTAGAGCGTGAAGAATTTTATACAAGACCTGAAGATGCTAAGCGATTGTATGCTGAAGTTATAGACAGATACGGCACCAACTTTGATACATTCATAGAGCCATCGTGTGGCGCCGGTGCGTTTCTAAATCTGATGCCGTCTAACAAGATTGGTATTGATATCAAGTTTGGTGTAGATTTCTTTGAGTGGGAGTTTCCTCCTGGCAAAAATATTGTTATCGGTAATCCTCCATTTGGTAGGAAGGGTAAGATAGCAATGCAGTTTCTCAACAGGTGTGCTGAGCATAGTGATGTTGTGGCTATGATATTACCGAGTATCTTCTCCAAGTTTACCTTTATCAACCGAGTGAATCCTGTATTGCATTTGGTGTATGAAACTCCTGTAAGAGAGTTTGTAACACCAGACGGAGAGCCCTATTCGGTCAAGTGTGTTTTCCAGATATGGGAGAACAAGTATCCACAACTACGACCAAAGATAATCAGGCAGTCCAGTTGTCCTCAGTTTGATATGATACACAGGCATATCTCCAGAACAACACCAGAAGAACTAGAGCAACTCAAACAAGAGTATGACTTTACCATAGCACAGATAGAAGGTAAGGTGGGTGATACAAATGTTACAAAAGGCAGTCAGTTTTTTGTGAAGGATAATACACCAGATAAATGTGTCCGCAAGATTATGGAACAATTAAGCTACACAGACAACAGAGATTTCCACATAGGTGCTGTGTCTTTGACTAGGGCTGATGTAGTAGAAAGATTTTTAGTGAAGTATAATAAAAGATAGGTTTAAGATATTTTTATAGTAGTTTAAGACCATTTGTGGAAAGGACCAAATTCTTTCATTCCAATCGAGCCTTTCTTTTGAGCCATATAATACAAACCTTTTAGTAGATTATCTAAACCATTTTTTTCTTGGAAGCCTATGCATAGATGACACCATAAGAGCATTTGCATTACTATATTATTTTGTTTCGTAAGTCTACCTTTACTGTTTATGGATGTAGTTAATAGATTATCTACAACATTATCTAATCCCTTTGAGTTAATTGTAAACCCTGTAAATCCATCAATATTTTTTACTATTTCTTTCCACTTCTTATAATTGTCATCATCTTTTGCTTTAGGAAGCAACTGTTCCAAATTCTTTTTTTCAGGTAATAGAGAGTTTGATTTCTGGTCGCTTGCTTGCTTAGCCCATATGCTAGGTTTTGTGTAGTTGGTTGCTGGTTGCATTTTTAGATACTCTCTCATTATATCTTTAGGAACTTTACCGTACCCGGCTTTAGCTTTAGCTGGATACATTTCATAGTTCATCATTTCAATTTCAGAACCAGCAGTTCCCATACGGAATTTATCACGTTTAGAACCAGATATAATGATCCATTCATAAGATGTTTTTGAAAAGGTTTTTCCGTCCCATGGAAAATCCATTGTTAAAGTTCCAGGTTTAACCTTTGCTAGGTGGTCTTTGACAGCTGTGCCAGTCTTAGGTTCGAATTTCAAATTAACCATATCCCAATGCGAAGTTCCTAGTTTAACTACTGTGGCATCAGTTTTTTTAAGAGAAATTCCTATAAGAACTCCTTTATCAAAAGCTATTCGTAAGAGTTTGTTTATTTCCTTTATAGTAAATACCTGTTTAAGTTCTTTTTTTAATTTTTCGTATTCAGGTCCTCTCCTAGCTAACCATATGTCTGCTGGATTCCATGAATCTTTTTTTCCTATTTTTCCAAATTCGGGCCAGGTACCTTCTTTAACTTTTTCACCTTTTCTACCTGCAGGCGGTTTAAAAAATGGTGGTAGATGTGGATTTTGTTCCCAACTTACAAGATTACCATTCTTATCAGGAACATCAGGAGGCCCTTCTTTTTGAATAAGATCCTCGATGAGTTTCATAAAACTATCATCATCATCACCATACTTGAATATATTAAATTGGTTGTTAGGAATTTTAACTGTACCACCAGGTCCACTTTTAGCTTTTAAAACATCTATAAATTGAGTTAAGTAATGCATATACCAATCTCTGCGGCCATGTTTGACAACATCTGGATAAATTCTTTTGAGGTCAGGTATAATAAACTTATCAAATAATTCTCTATTACCTTTAACAGCATTAGGTCCAGTAACCAGCTTTGGCATCCATCGGGTATTTTTTCCTAATACTAATTCAATAATTCTCATAGTACATTTTTCTTGTTGGGGTGTTGAAGGTTTATTACCTTTAGCTCTACCCTTTGCGGTCCGCGGAGAAGCATCTGTAGCTTCAAGTGTTATTCTAAACCCAGCATTTTTTGGACCATAATCTAGTGACACTCTAGGCTTACCACCTTTCGTTGAAGTGTCATAAAACATATCTGGTTTACCAGCAAGTTTAGGTATCCCTCCACCTTTTTCTAATAGTTTATCTACCTTAACTACATCACCTCTAATTAATTTTATTACATAGCCCACTTGAGATGTACTTAATTTTAATGGACCCATACCTTTTTTGTCATCATCATCTCCAAATATACCATCAACATTTACTTTAGCATCTTTTATTAGAGTTTGGTAGTATTTTTTAAAGGTTCCAGCACCCGTAGGAAATTTTCCCGTTATTGGTTTTCCTGTGATGGGGTCTTTTCCTCCTACAATTTCGTATTGTTCTAGTGTGTATCCCATACAAATATTTATGCACGCATAAATATGGAAGAAGAATAAAATACTAGACTAATATGCTAATATGTCAAAGACTACACAAAATCGACACAATTTTGACATAAACATAATAATGTCAGGATATAGACATAATTTAGACAAGACATTTAGCCCTGGATGTGATACCATATATAGATAAGATGAAAGATTTAACACAATTTTTGGGAAGATATGTATAACTACAAACAATATCAGGAGGCCAATAATGTTCCGTTGGGCATTCTTATGGAAGATAAGAACACCCATCTAGAACATCTAGAGGATGATATTCTCAATAATGGTGTGCGTGGCGGCCAAAACGCCATAGCATTCCTCAACGCTTTAGATAAGATGATGAGCGGCCACAGTAAGAATAAGATGAATGTGACCGTCAAGTGGGATGGTGCACCGGCCATTTGGGCAGGTATTAATCCAGAGAATGGTAAGTTCTTTGTTGGGGGTAAACATATCTTCAATAAAGTTCCAAAGATTAATTACACCAATGCTGATATTGACAGGAACCACCCAGGCGCTGGTTTGAACAAAAAACTCAAAGTGGCATTGGCTACATTCCCAGCATTAAATATCCCTGGCATCTGGCAGGGTGATTTGTTATACACCTCTGATGAATTGAAGGGTGATGATATTGATGGTGACCGTGTGATTGTTTTCACACCAAATACTATCACTTATGCTGTGTCAGTTCGTAGTCAGATGGCCAGAAAAATAACCTCATCTAAAATTGGAATAGTATGGCACACTACATACACCGGTAAGACTATGGACTCATTATCAGCCAAGTTTGGTGCCAATTCTTCAAGCCTTACAACGTCCAAGGCTGTATGGTCAACTGATGCTACATTCAAAGACACATCAGGTAATGTAATGTTTACTGCTGCTGAGTCTAAAAAGTTCCAGAGAGTCCTTAGGATGGCTGCTGGTTCTTTAAAGTCAGCTAAAGGTTATCTTCCTATTATTGCTAAAGATATTAAAGATAAGAATTTATGGACACCTGCAGGAATGATAAAGGTTTTTCTAAACTCCTACATCAGGGGTGGCCAAAAGATAGAAAATACAAGAGAAGTATTAGAATTTTTTGGTAAATATTATGAAAAGGCTTTAGATAAAAAGATAAAATCCTTGAAAAGTAAGGCTGGTAAAGAGAAATGGACTCAAATAAAGAAGGATGGCGTTTCAGAATATAATAAATACAAGAGATTATTGTATTTTGTAATAGCATCCTATATAACTTTACAGACCGCTAAGGAACAAGTATTAAGAAAATTAGAACGAGCTGAAAATATAGGTACATTTTTAAGAACTCCCAATGGATATAAAGTCACAGCACCTGAAGGGTTTGTGGCGATAGATCATGTTGGTAAGGCACTAAAACTGGTTGATAGATTAGAGTTTAGTAGAGCTAATTTTTCAGCCCCAAAAAATTGGAAATAAAACAATGACAACAGAAGAAAAATGTAAAAATCCAAAGTGTGAATGTGAAAGTTGCTCTTGTGATGACTGCTCTTGTTCTGATGATAAGCCTTGTGAATGTTGCGAAGAAGAACTTAATAATGTAATGTAGTGTAATGAAAGAACATTGGCAGGATATAAAAGGAACCTTCAAGGAACAAAAAATATATCGGGCTAGGTGGGTGTGGTATCACACAATAATGGCGTTTGAATTGTTCTTGATAATAATTTTACTGATTGGAATCCTAATAAAAATATAACAATAAAAGGAAAATGTAACATGATAAATGGATGGTCAATTCCAGCAATAGCCTTTGCTGTAGTATCTCAAGCGGCAGCAGCTATATGGTGGGCTTCAGATACTAATACCAAAGTAGAAAGAAATACTACAGCTATTGAACAAGTAGTAGAGAATGAAAAGGAGATTGCTATAGTACAAGTGCAGCAACAGGTGATAGTTGATGATATAAAGGAAATGAAGTCAACAGATAAAGAAATGAGAGATATGATTAACCGAATTTATGAAATTATGAGGAGTTGGGAAGAGTAACAAAGTGACAAAATCTATAGCATTTACTTTTGGACGTTTTAATCCACCCACCACCGGCCACGAAAAGCTTTTAAATAAGACACGTGGAGCCAATAAGAACTATCGCGTTTATGCCAGCCAATCACAAGACCCAAAAAGAAATCCATTAAACCATAGAAACAAAATTGCTGTAATGAAAGGTATGTTTCCAGATCATTCACGGAAAATATCTAGAGATAAAATGACAACAGCTTTAGACGTTATGGTGCAGTTGTATAAAGAAAAATATACAGACGTTTTAATGGTAGTAGGCTCAGACAGAGTTGGAGAATTCAAATCACTATTGGATAAATACAATGGTGTAAAGGCAAGACACGGCCGCTACAAGTTTAAATCAATACGAATAATCAGTGCAGGGGAAAGAGATCCTGATTCTGATGATGTAACCGGAATGTCAGCATCAAAGATGCGACAAGCCGCTCAAGATAATAAGTTTGCTGAGTTTAAGAAAGGTTTGCCCAAAAAGTATAAAGGCGGCCGGCAATTATTCCAAGCTATCCGAAAATCTATGGGTGTTAAAACTATGGGTGAATGGTTGGAAGAATCTGTTATTGATATACCTCGCAAGACTTATGCCAAGAATATTTTTGACAACGCTAATAGCAACAAACCCAAACTGAAGCCAGAAGTCATTTCATTTATAGAAAAGAGATTGAGTCAATTTGAAAGTGTTGCTCCTATTATAGATTATCAGTTGATAGGTAGCATACTGACTCATAGATACCGAGCTGATGCTGATTTAGATATCAATGTGTGGTTTGATGCCAAGACAGAGGCAAAGCATTTAGAATTGAGAAAGATGGCAGCCAAAGTAAATGGCAAGCCAGTCCCAGGTACAAAACACCCAGTAAATTTCTTTGCTGTTATCACAGAGGAATATTTCAAGAAGGCTGGTGATATGGCTGATGCTACTTTTAACATCAAAGAGAATAAACTAGACCGTGTAGCAAAAGAAAAGCCTTTTGACATTTCCAAATATGTTGACGAGTTTAATAATGATGTAAGTAAATTGGACATTATCAAAGGTGAATTGCATAGAGATATCATTGACTATAAAGAGTTGTCTGAGCTTGAACCAGATGAGGTTGTTGAGCTGAAAGTAAGACTATCAGAGAAGCTAAAAGAGATTGAGGATAGTGTGAAAGAGTTGGTGGATGTTTATTCAGTAACGAAAGATGAACGCCGAACCTCTTATGAAAAAGAAATGACACCCGAACAGATAAGAAAGTGGGGAGACCAACGGCGATTGCCCAAGAATGTTATCTATAAGATGCTAGAAAAATATTATTACTTTGATTTTATCCATACATTGGATGATATCATAGGTGATGATGACAGACTAGATGACAATGAAGTAAAACGCCTAATGAAGTTGGTTCAAACAAAGCCTATGAATAAAGAAATAGAAGAAAAGGTAGTGTTCCATCCCTTATCAAAAAAGAAAGACAAAGGAACTAAACCGTGCGACCAGTTGTTGCCTAAAGATAAAGCACCCCGAATAGAACAAATGATGAGTTTTGATGAGTGGGTTGATGAAGAAAATTATCCAACAGCATTACAAAAATTTCCAATGCAGCTTGATCCTGAAGAAGATGATGGTGATTGGGTTGTAGGTGATCCCACAAAACCAGTTGAAGTTATCAAACCTGTAGATAAGAAAAAGATGAAGAAGTTTGATGCAGCTGTAGATGCTGATAGAAAAGATACTGATTTAAATGATGATGGATTGAAGGAAGTATTAAGTTTCAATGAGTGGGCTGAATTGGAAGAAAAACCAGGTGAAAGTAATAGGAATATGTGGAATAGAATAGCCGGCAGTAGAATATATAAGAAGGAATACAAAGCCGCGGCCAAACTCTATCAGGATATGATAAAGAAAAGAAAGCTAAAAAAGGGTGATGCCATTCACAAGGCAGCCAGTACATACAAGCACGTTACTGACCGTGGCTTACAGGATTATCTAGCTAGACAGTAGGAAATGTATAAATAGTATTATATAATGCAGAGTAGGTGAAGTAAACCGAAAAACGAAAGGAGATAATAAAATGGGTTTATGGGGAGCAACAGATGCGGATGAG